CAAACAGATTATTTAGATACGACGGGAGACGTTGGGTGAAAATTGAAGATAATGTACGAACAACGCTTACACCAGGATCAGACAACACCACACAACGCAGTGGCTTTGTAAACAACACAGAAACATATACAAACAATTCAGGTAATGTAACAGTAAGACAAAGTCTTAGTGATGCATTAAAGGCTAAGGCAGATAATTAATGGCTCAACAATTTTTTTACGATGGACAAATACGTAGATTCCTAGTGCAGTTTATGAGAATACTCAGCGGATTCCAAGTTGAGTTTGGTAAAAATGCAGACGGTGTTAAAACTCTACAAACTGTTCCTATATACTACGGAGATCAAAGTAGACAAGCCGCTACTATATTGCGCAACAATAGCGAAAACGCTCTCAACGGCGTACCAGCTATGAGTGCTTACATTGGCGCATTCAACTACGAACAAAATAGAATGCAAGATCCAACCCACATAGGTAAAATGAACCTACGTGAAAGGCATTACGATGCTGAAACAGGAACCTATACTGATCAACAGGGCGATAGCTATACAGTTGAACGATTGATGCCTGTTCCTTATAAGTTACAAGTTAAACTAGATGTTTGGACCAGTAATACAGAACAAAAAATGCAGATCATTGAGCAGATTGCAACACTGTTTAATCCAAGTTTCGAAATACAATCAACAGACAACTACATAGATTGGACCAGTTTAACTTTTGTTCAACTGACTGATGTTTCCTGGAGTTCACGAACTGTGCCTATGAACGCAGATGAAAGTATTGATATTGCTACACTGTCATTTGATATGCCAATTTGGATTAGCAGTCCTGCTAAGGTCAAGCGTCTTGGTGTAATACAAAAATTTATTGGTAGCGTGTACGATGAGCAAGGAGAGTTTAGCGAAGACACTATATTGAGTAACCTTGTTGCTCGTACAAGAGTCACGCCATTGGAGTATGGTGTTTACTATACCGGAAATCAAATGAAACTGGTTAAGCCAGAAGAGGTTGTAAGTGAATCCGGTGTTATAACCAAGGTTGCACCAACAAAAGAAACTTGGGAAGCACTGATTGGAGTATACGGCACACTGGTTACGGGTACTACAGAAATAAGATTGGAGTTGGAAACTGGTAATGAATTAATAGGGCAGATTGCATATCACCCAACAGATCCAACCATACTGTTGTTTACGCCCACAGAAGATACTATGCCGCTAAACACATTAACGGCTGTGGATAAAATTATTAATCCAATTAACATTACCGTGGATAGTAGTTTAACAAGCCCTACTACCGGAACACGTTACCTGCTCACTGATCACATTGGAGCAGACGACAATGTAAACACAAGTGTATGGGGCGACGTGGTTGCTGTTGCAAATGACATAATAGAATACAACGGAACAAGATGGATTGTTGTATTTGATAGCGGTGAAGTTACAGATACGGAATATGTAACCAATACAAATACCGGTGTTCAATATCGCTGGACCGGAACAACATGGGTCAAGAGCGTTGAAGGTTTATATCGAGGTGGTGAGTGGAGTCTGGCTATATAGGCTGTGGTGCATTAGTTTACAGCAAATCAACACATAGATACTTATTTTTACTACGCAATCGCAAGCGACACGCAGGCACGTGGGGATTAGTAGGCGGTCGTGTTGAAGGTAAGGAATCACCGATTGAAGCATTGTCAAGAGAGATAGTCGAAGAGATAGGTCCTATTACCTATAGCAAGATAATTCCAATGGAGAAATTTACAAACGATTCTAACCAATTTGAATATCACACGTACTTGATACCAGTAGAAGAAGAGTTTGTACCAACACTAAACGACGAACACAGAGGATATGCTTGGACCAGCATAGCCGATCACCCGAAGCCTTTGCATCCGGGTGTTTGGCGTACTTTTAGTTTTAAGGTGATACTGGAAAAATTAAAGATAATGGAGGCAATCTTTACAGATCACACTCTAATACCAATTGATGAAAACTAATCCTGCGGAAGTTAGGACACTCTTTCCACGCACTAGGTATGTTGCCTTTACCAGTTTGGTTTACATGAACGAACTCTACTAACGGGTACGCTTGCATTAGTGTTTTAAGTGCAAGACCATAGAAATCATCAGTAACCACTGTATCTTCGATTTGATATGCATTGGTTCCAGTGTAGACATTATTGTTGTTGCCATGTGTGTCTTGTCCGTCAAATCCTACTAGATAAACCTGCTTATGCCCGTCAAATGCGGCCATGTATGCTGCCATGGCGCCTGCATTCCACTGTGGGTCTTGTGGCATCAAGTAAAATACCCCAGGGTGTTCAAAGATTTGGTCTGAATTTGCGTAAACAATCTTTCTGGATGCGCCACCGGACACTACAAGTTCTTGTGCAATTTTATCATTGTTGATTACCAAAAAGTCTACATCGTAATGTGCGTCTCTGTGTATTGCATTGCAACCATAAGTTTGCAACTTTGGTTGTTTAAATATATAATTAATATCAAAATCGTTCCGACTCGCCCCGTTACCCAGTACTACTGCTTGTTTGCCAGTTCTATCATTATCTAGTATAGTTGGCTCGATTGTTTCTGTGTCGTAGGTCCATGACCCATTTTCGTATGTGGCTGTGGCGTTGATTTCTTCGCCGGTGTATGTGGTTCGTAGACGTTGGTAAAAATTTTGCATTTGTTAGCTCCGTGTTATTATATATAGTGTATTTATTAGAATTGCTAGAGCCTACCTGCTATAACCTCAACTATACCCACTTCTTTTGAATTGTAATTTTCCAATGCTTTGCCGACTACTGTTCCAAATTTTGGGTCAGTACACGATGTGCCGACACCTGCTATGTTGCCGGATACAATCATGTCGCCTCGGTTGATAATTCCATGTACCTTACAAGGGACACGCCCTGTTAGTGCTAGGTCAACAACATGTTCTGCTGTAAGATCTTTGTTCATTAAAAATGCAGGATTTGTACTCACTACCCCTGCTACTGCAGGATCCATATAACTGCTACTAGCAGTAACTTCTTTGTCTCCGCCAATTACCATAACAGTTCCTGGTTCGTAGTGAGTATCCGCAACGTACTTCTCTGCCAAGTCAGCATATAGTGCTTCAGTAGCAGTACCTACAAAGTGACTTGCTGTTACATTGCCACTGAAGTTTCCTGTACCGGCTACGGTTAGTGTATCGGATGGACTACTTGTACCAATACCAACTTTGCCTGTTCCGTTAGGTGTAATTTCGATATGTCCATTTGACGCACTTGTAATTTTTTGTCCGTTTACGTCCAGATCGCCACCTAACTGTGGAGTTGTGTCTGCTACAACGTCGCCTCCGCCACTTGCATCTGCAAAACTAAGTGTGCCGCTACCATCTGTTTGTAGTACTTGGTTTGCACTACCATCACTAGTAGGGAAAGTGTACGCATTGCTAAACTCAATAGCACTTCCTGATATGCTTTGCACTAAAGTCATATCGTTAGCAGTATAACCAGCGTCGATACTTGTTTGTTCACTGTCTTGTGTAGTGTTTACAGTAACGTTGTCTAACTGACTATTTGATCTTGGAATAACATCCAAATCAACTGTTACTGTTCCGTATAAACTTCCGCTTGAAATCTTTTGTATTGCGAATATAAAACCTGCTGTGGTAGTTTCTTTGACCCACAGTTGAGGTTTAAAGTGTGCTGTACCGTTGTGTTGTTCTGTGTAGGTAATTGACCAATCTAGATCTGGCAGTGTGTTTGATCTTAGACCAGCAATAAAGTTTATGGTCTGTATTGAACTAGCAGTTTGACATAGTATACGTCCCGACACTTGATAGTTTTGGCTGGCGTCACTTGGAACAATTGTAACAATTTTTTGGTATTCGTTCTGTGTAAAATAACTACCTGCGGCAGCTCCAGTGTACACCTGGTTAAACTTCATCATGTTTGAAGTTGTATAACGCTGTTCTCTGTTTTTAATTGTGTCTACTTGTAAGTCACCGTTAGTGATTGTTAAATCACCTGTGCTTGCACCTGTTGCTGTGGTAGTACCTAGTACAAAAGTATCTGCACTTTCGTCCCAAATAATTGCGGCATTGTCACCGGTTGACCCACGTTCAAATATAAATCCTAAATCGTTCGCATTACTACCAGCACCACTGTTTAATTCTATTAAACTATCCGATATGGTGCTGTTTGTTGTGTTTATTGTGGTAGTTGTTCCGCTTACTGTTAAGTTACCTGTAACTACTGCATTGTTGGCATTAATTGTGCCTACTGTAAATGGTGCATAGCTTGTTGGTACTAGATTAGCATCGGTTGCACCACCGGAGTTAGTATATGCGGTATAAAAAGTGTCATCGGTCTCGCTCCAGTATACAGCAACATTGGCGACTAATCCGTTTGCTCTATTAAAAACAAAACCAACATCACTGTCAGCCGATCCCGAACCTTGATGTAATACCAACAGTGGGTCATTAAACACTGTGCTGTTTGAGTTCAAGAATGATAATGGCGGTCTAGTTAATGGCATAATATAAGTCTATAAAAATATGTGTATATATTTATTCAAAAATAAAGGGACAACTCAGTGTCCCTTTATTGTGTTGCTTGAGATATTGCAGGTTATACTTTACCTACAACTACCTCAATGGTTGCTTTTACACCATCTTCTAGTGTTTCTAGTGCTTTACCAATCACAGTACCTGTTGCTGGGTTGGCATGTGCTTTCGCATAACCAAATCCTGCTGATACCATCATGTCACCTTTGACTACTGGACCAATTGCTAAACATGGAACACGACCCATAAGTGCCAATGGAACCACGTTAGAACCTGTTAGTCCACCGTTCATCAAGTGAGCTGGATCAGTTGAAACAATACCTGCTACACGTCTTGAATCTTCTGTAGCAGTTGTTACTTCTTCTGCTCCTCCAAACTCAAGTACTGTGCCTGCGACATATGTTGCATCTGCTTGATAGTTCTCAGCCAAGTCAGCATATAGTGACTGTGTTGATGTTACATGTGCATAGTTTGCTTCAATGTTTGCACTAGTAAGTGTCAAGTCACCAGTAGCGGTAGCAGTTGCTGTTGTGGTAGCAAACTTGATTCTGTCTGCTGACTCATCCCACCCCATAAACACATTATCGCCTGTGCTACCACGCTCCATTAACAAACCTAGGTCGCTTGCATTACTGGTAGCACCACTGTTGAGTTCAATCAAGTTGTCTTCTACAGTACTGTTTGTAGTAGTAATACTTGCAGTCTGACCTGTAACAGTTAGGTTGCCCCAAATTGTTGCGTCTTGTGCATATATTGCTCCTAAACTTGCACTTGCACTACCAAGGTCTTGTGTAATATTACCAGCTGGTATTAAATCACCGTCTGTGTTAACAGTCCAACGTAGTGTTGCGGCACTTGCTCCTGCGTAGATCTTAGCACCATTGTCTGCGGCTTCAAACTGTACATAGCCATTCGGTGACTCTAGTGATGCCACTGTTGAAGTTGTAATAATTCTACGTACTTCAATCTTGTCACCTGTTGCTGGAGCCTCAGTAAATGTTAGTGTAGTTCCGCTAACACTGTATGCTGTGGTTGGAAGCTGTACAACACCGTTAATACTTGCAATTACGCCTGCTGTTGTAGCTGCCGCACCAAGTGTAAAGGCTGTTGTACTATCATCACCGTCGAATGTATCACTAGCAAGTACAGTAAATTCACTACCTGCCGTGGTCCATGCACTGCCATCGTAAAACTCTAAATCAGCAATACTGGTGTTGAAACGTATCATACCAGCTGTGTCAGTACCACCAACACTGCCTGGACGTTGTGCTGTTGTACCACTTGGTAGCATGATACTGTCTGTTGTGTTGATTTGCAGTTTAGCACCAGTAACCAAAGTACTTACTGAAGCACTGTTACCAATCAATACCTGATCGTACCCACTTGCGGCACGTGCCCAAAGCAATGATGTATCAGTTTTACCATAAACTTTAACATCGTAGTTAGCAGTTTGATCAGTGTTGAGTAGCGCACCGCCACCAACATTAATGTTACCACCAATACCAGCACCACCAGTACCTGTAATTACCAATGCACCTGTGGTATCGCTTGTGCTTGCTGTACCTGCTGTTGCATCAATACGGCCTGCTAGTGTTGAAACACCAGTTGCACCTAATGTAGTGAATGCACCAGTACCAGCACTTGCGGCACCAATGTTTGTACCATCAATTGCACCGCCGTTAATATCAACATTACCACTACTAAAGTTAGTAGCAACTAATGTTGTAACGTTACCGTTGGTTGC